CGCGTTGATCCACTGCGCGTCGCCATACGTGCCACCCGTCAACGGGCCGTACACGTTGTCGTCATTGTTCAGCGCCAGGATGCACGTCCCAGCTGTGAACGAATCCAGGACGCGCTGCCGGCCGACCTTAATTTTGATTGAGCGAACATCAGCAGTAACAGCCCGATTCGACCCGTTGAGGAAAATCTGGACAACGAACGTCGGCGCTGCCATCAGCTAGTTCGCGCCCTGCTGCCAATGCGGCGGCAGCGGGCCGTTCCCGTCCACATATTGTCCTATCGCTTCGACTACTTCCTGGCCGGACACCGCCGGGGCGTTCACCGTTATGTTAAAGACAGGTGTCCCAGGTGGCCCAGGCTGCGGCAGGAACCGCGACAGGTCCGCGGACGGGTCCGACAGCAAGGCGAGCGCGTCGAGGCCGGAGAGGCCGGTGGTCGGGCTGATCGCGGCGAGCCGCTGCCCAGGATCCATCGTCATACCGCCACCGCCACTACCCGGAGGGATCAGCGGGCTGGGCACCATCGGACCCGCCGGTGGCAGACCAGGCGTGCCGCCACGCTGCCCAGGGTCCATTCCGTGGCCGCTAGGAGGGTCGCCGACTGGTGGGAAACCGGGGCCGGGGGCCATCGCGCCTGCCGCCGCTATCGCCGCCGCCGCGCCGTAGGTGATGCCGTCAGCGGTGCCGGATGCCTCAGGATCCCAGTCGCCGCGATACCAGTCCGGGTTATCACGCCCAAACTCTTCGATGGCGGCGGCGAAACCCCGCGTCATCGCTGTGCCGGCATCGTCGCCGATATCTTTCGCCGCCGCTTCCCGCTCCTCGACACCGCCGAGAAGTACCGCGATCCAGGTGACCGGGTCGAGAATGTCGAAGTTTTTGAACGCGCTCAGCAGACCAGCGCCGATACCCCGAACCAAACCGGACTGGGCGGCTTTGCCCGCCAGCTCGCCGAGCGCGCCCCACGACGGATCCTCGAAGAACTCTGTGATCGCCGGGAGCACCTTGTCGGACAGGTACGTGACCAGCTCCGTAAATATCGGTAGGACCTGTTCGCCGATTACGACCTGCAACTCCTCCCATTGGCCGGCGAGCTGCTTCGACACGTTCGTTGCCGAGTCCGCTGTGCGGGCAAAATCGCCCATCGCGGTCGCGCCCTTGTCGAGGATGAGGGCGTACGCGGCCTGCGATTTGATCGCCGGGGTTAGCGCATCTTTCGTGTTGCTGATGAGGCCCATCGCGAGGGCTTTGCTTTTGATCGTGGCGGCGTCGAGCAGAATGCCGAGTTTGCGGAGGGGTTCGGCTTCGCCTATCAGGCCGGCACGCAGCGCCGTCAGGGCCGTTTCAACAGAAACATCGTGCAACGACGACAGGTCACCGGCGAGGCCGGTGAGGGTTGTCGCCATCGACGCGGACGCTTCCTCCGACATCCCCATTGCGTCGCCGAGGCTCGCAAACACGCCTGTCGCTTGCAGCGCCGCCAGGTTCGTAACACCGAACGATTCGAGCGACGTGTCGGCGAACGCTTCGACCGCTTTCGACGATTCGCCGAGGAGAAGCTGGTTTTTGCTTAGCGCCTCCTCCATCGCGGCGGCCTTGTCGATCATCGGTTTCAGCGCCGCAGCAGCACCGATAACGACACCGCCGAGGGCAGCGAACCCGATGCCGGCCATACGCGTTGTCCGAATCAGGTTGTCCGACATGGTTGCCGAACCCTTAGAAACCCGCTTGAACGACTTTTCGAGGTTGCTGGTACGGCCAACGAAGTTTGCAGTGAATGTGCGGGTCGCGGCCATTACCTGGTTAATCCTTTCAGCACTCGTTCGATCTGGTCGGTGTATTCCTTTTTGATAAAGCCGTGCATTTTGATGATCGTCGGGAACAGGACGTAACCCTTTTTGCCGCGATGGTGCGGGAACTGCCGTGTCGTCGACCGACGATTGCCGCCGAACTCGACACCGAAGAAAATGTCGCCGGCCGCCGGCCGGGTCTTTTTGCCGGCAATCATTCGCGGGTGCGCCGATGATTTTCCGACACCCGCTTTGATTTTCGGAACAGAGCCGACAGGAGTTTTGAGAGACTTTACGATGGTCTGGTACTGGGAGGCGTGAAACACTGTGCGGCTGCGTTGCTTCATGCGAACCAGAACCGTTTTGGCGATTTCCCTGTTCGCGTGGCTGACCGCTTTCCGTGTTTCCTTCGGGGCGCGTCGCAGCTCGCGTAGGAACTCGTCCATGCCGAACATTTCGATGCCGACGGCGGATTTATTCATCGAGGGCGTTCGTGCCATTAGCGCCGCTGCCTCGCTTTCTCCTGCTCATCGGCCTGAAACTCCAGGACACGGCAAAGGGCGTTCAACACCTCGGGCGGGCATTCGAGCAGCTGCATCGGTCCTATCCCTGTCCGCACCGCCAACGCGGCGATCTGGACCGTCAGGGAGTCCCAACCAAAGGGGCGGCATCATCCTCATCGCCAGGGGCGACCCCTTCGATGTCCTCCAGGTCGGTCAGCCAGTCGTCGAACGGTTTGACCGCGGGACCGTCGCCGTGTTTCGCTTCGCGCCACGCGGCCTGATGCGCCAACCATGCGAGATGTTCGATGCGGATATCGGCCATGGCAAGGCCGATCCCGAGGCCAAACTTGCGCTCAAACGCGACTATGGCGGCCGGGCCGGCAACCAGTGTCCGTTCGGTTCCGTCGTGGCAAATCCTTAGCGTTATCTTCATCGAGTTTTTCATGTTTGCCCCCGCTCCCCGGTTAGCTGGTTGCCCGTGTTATAGCCCCGCTGACGGGCCACGAAACCGAGAAGGTGGAAAGGCTGCCGACCTCGGCGCTCAGGGGCGTGTACGCCGTTACAAGGGCGCTCCCGGCGTAGCTGGGGTTCGTGGCGCTCACCGATGCGCTCGTCGGTTTGAACACGAACGCTGTCGCGGTCCCGACCAGGCCGTTCAGTGTCGCATCGACCTCTGAGGCCGCAAAATCGGCGTTAAATGTCACATTTAGCGTCGCGTCGCCTAGGCCGGCGATCCGGGTGCGAACCGCATCCCCAAATGCCGTGGTTTCCACATCATCATAAGAAATTTCGAGCGAGGCACTTGTCATTTTGTCGCTCAAATCGACGCCCCCGATTGTTAGGACGGCTGTTGCGCCTCCGATTAGTTCTGCCATGGTTTCAGCCCTCCTGTGGGCGTTTGCCGCCGGTCAGGTGACCGCCGTCGATTAGACGCTGAGCATCCTCATCGGACATGTCCGAGGAGAACGTTGAGCCTGGTTCGTGCCCGTGCACGGCATGGTTGCCGACCACGGTGTATTCGTGATTCTGCTTTTTCGCCATTAGGCGTACACCTCCAGGGTGAAGTTGGCACCGATGTAGTCGGTTTCGTTCGCGGATATCAGGCCGTATTCGCTCATCTGCGTGAGCTGGGACGTCGAGCAGCTCCCATCGAGGGTCAGGTCGCCGGCGATGAGTGCCCTCACCGAAGCGGAACCCGAAATGAGGTCATCGAGTAGCGCCTGATTCGCGGCCGTGTCGAACCGCTGCGCGATCACCGTGATCGTGAACGTCAGGAACTCCAGGCCGTTGCCGAACGCCTGGTCGTAGCTCACAGATTGCAGGTCGACAACCGCGCACGGCGGGGAGACCGTGTCCGGCATCGTGGCCGCGATCTGGATAAACGTCGACGACGTAGCCAGGCGTGTTTTGATCCCGGCGCGGATCGCCGCGATGTCGGCCATCAGGCAATCCCGGCACGCCGGTAATCCATGAGCATATGGGCCACGTCCGGGTCTGAACGCGAGATGCGTACCGGACCGAAATCACCGACGCCAATTACTCCCATTGGCGAACTTTTCCTCCCATAGAGACGGCTAGCCATCATCAGGGTTGCCTGCTCGATCGGGTCGGGGACAGCCGGCCAACCCCATTTCGCGGTCACCTCGACTGAGGCGAGGCCGTCGCCGTAGACCGGGAACAGGTAATCGCCGACCGCCCGCAGGTTGTTCACCGACCGGCCTTTGACCAGGTTGTTGAGCGGTTCCACCTGAATATCAGTCGACGCCCACGTCTGGTCGAATGTGCCGTCCGCGTTGGTGTCCGTCTTCACGACCAGGCCCGTCAATGTCGAGATGTCGTCGCTCACGCAGATATAAGGCTGGGCGCGGTAGATGCGGGCTGACGCGGACCCGTCGGCGGTGAACTTACGGCCACACAGGTCGTTGATCGCCGTTTCGGCGGCACCGATAGCGAGGGTCAGGAACGCATCGTCGGTTGACGACGTGATACCCAACGCCGATTTCAGCTCCGACAGCGCAACGTAGGAACCCATCGTCGGCTACTTCTTCGCTGCGGGCTTCTTCGCGGGGGCCTTCTTCGCCACGGGTGGTGCGGGTTTGGCGATGCGTGACGCGGCCTGCTTCTCTGCCAGGTGGTCGATGCTCGACTGGTCTGCCATGGTTCTCCTCGGTGGGTGGGTAACCCCACGGCAGGCCGGTGGTGGCCGGCCTGCCGTGAGGCTCCCCGTGGGGGTGCTCCCACCCGCGGGGGCGGGAGGGGAGCCTGGGAGGGCCTAGAACGAAGGCGCGACCAAACCGGTTCCAGAGATTTTCGAGATTGAACCCGGGTACCTCCCAAAAACCGCCGCTGCCATCGAGTACCCGACAATTTTGACGGTGAGGTTGCCGCCGTCGGTCTGGTCCATGCGAACCATGGACGGTGCGCCAGGCGACTCGAACAGCAGCATGTCGGCGCGGCGAACGACGAACACTGAGTCCTCGTTCGATCCGGCACCGCCAACGATGCTGATGTTCGCGTCGGCCACGACGGGGATGCCTGCGACCTGGAGGCCGTTCAGGCCGTAGCCGGCCACCGGGCCGGTGCCCATCGCGTTGGATGGCACGTTGGCCTGTGGCAGCACCAGGGGCCTCGAGTGACCATCTACCGCCGCAGCGAGCCAGGCGGCGCGACGCGGGTGCATGATGATGAGGTCGGGCCCGGCGTACCGGTTGGAGTTGATCTGCTGGATCGCATCCATGAGCTTCGGGTAGAACAGCGCCACGGTCGGCGAACCCGTCGTGAACGTGATCGCGTTCTTGCCGGTGATGTTGTTCAAACCGAGCAGAGCACCGGAGGTGCCGTCGCCGTAGATGCAGCCCAGGTCGAGCGTCGTTGCGATCGCTGACTGG